ACCTATAGCAGAAGTTGCTGCTCTTTGTTTCGCACCAAATCCACCCCCAGCACTAGATAGTCCCATACCACCAGTCATAGACATTAAACTTTGCTCTGCACCTGTTTTAGCTTGTTGTATTTGCGTAGGATCAAAAGCTTGAAATTGCATTAATTGATCTTCAGTTGGATCTAAACCTTGTTGTTGTAAAATACCAGAAACCGTAAAGCCACCATCTTGATAACCCGCTAAACCACCATCTTCATAATTACTTAAGTAGGCAGACAGTGAAGAAGGATCAAAATAGGAATTAGTAGATGATGTAGATGCTGTAGAAAAATTAGGAGAAGTTGATGCTCCATACCCAGCAGGTATGAAATCAGATTGTAAAACACTAGATGCACTACCAAATGGTAAGGGACTTGCACCTAAATCAGAAAACAAAGAACTTGTATCAGCTAAAGAAGCAGCTACTGGAGCTACTCCCCCTGTCGCAGGTAATGTTCTAAGCTTCCCACCTACCTTACCATACATACCACCACCGGGTGATAAACCAGCAGTTAAAGCCGTTTGAAGACCAGAGACTAAAGCTCTTTCACCCATACCTCTAGTATAGTCACGACTTGCTTGATTTACATCTCTAAAAGCTTGCTGTCCATATACAGTACCAGAACTATCATATTTTTTAGATTTACCTGCACCAATTCCCTCACCTGCTCTTTTTCCTAATCCAGCTCCTAAACCAGCGGCTAGAGCTAAACTAGCCCCACCTGTAACAGGAGCAAGAGCTGCACCTAATAACCCACCAGCAAGACTACCAAGGCTACCAAACAAACCACCTCTTTTTTGCCTTCTAGCTTCTGATCTCTGCTGTCTTTCTAACTTTCTTATATCTGATTGTCTTTGTAAAGCCCTAGCAAGAGCAGCTCCACCAGCAGTACTGGCTTGTCCACCAGTCTGCATCATGTTTAATAAATTATTTGGATTGTTCATGGTAAAATTCCTTTGAATTTAAGAATAAATATGTTATAACACACATATTAAATAAGTATTTCTGTTTTCCAAACCGATGTGATTTTCCATACTATTGTACCTCCATAATCCGAAACTGCCTCAATAGAAATACCACAATTATCACCCATTTCAAATTTAGGATTATTATCAAAATCCGACTCGTTTACAACAAAAAAAGTATTTTCTACTAATTCAGGTTGATAAGTAGCTCTTGAAACTACATCAGCTACAGCATCTCCATCATCCATTTTATATAATTTAATAGCTAAGTCAGCGGTTGCATGTGAACCTATAGTAGGAACTCTAAACATTATTTTATTTAATGTCATTGAATAAGGAGCTAAAAAAGAAGATGAAACTCCTGTTAAATCAGATCCTTGTTTTATCCCAAACCAAGGTAAAAATACTTCATCTGTATTAATGTCTACTTGCATATTATGTGGAATAATTTTATAACTTGTTATTTTAGATTTAACATCTAAAGTATCTACAGTTAAAGCACCACCTACATTTAAATCTTTGTTTACAGTATAGTTATTATCAGTATCCATGTAAGATACCCATAACCTACCTTTTTCTTTTCTATATCTTTCTAGTCTGTTAGACTTAGATATATATATAACTTCTTGACCTTCTCTAAGTGAGTTAACAGATGGTTGTGATTTAACCACCTGTATCTTATCTTGTTTAGAATTTTGTGTTCGCCTTGCTTCTCTAAGCATTAAACATCTCTTTTATATATTTGCCTATATTCTATACTGATATCATTTATCTCTACATTTGCTGAAGTAGCTGATGTATCGAGAAGAACATGAGCTTTTGTACAGGATACAATAGAACTAGGAGTTAATTTTACCGTTTTATAGTCACTGGTAATTGCCAATGTCCCTGATAATGTATGAGCAGTATCATCATCTAAAGATACTAATTTAAAAAGACTTGTCAATGCTACACTTGACTTATAAGTTACATATACTGCATATATTTTTTTTATTCTAGCCGCATCTCCAAAGTCAAAGTCTTTTGTTTTAAAAGAAACATTTGAAACAGATTGAAAACCTCTGTGTAATTTATAAAATTTTGTAATAGAACTATCTATAGTACCCACTAAAGCATTAGTACTGTCTGAAAAATTAGTATGTACTACATTTGTAATACTATCATGTGCAAAATCTTTTAAAAATGTAAAGTTACCTTTTTTAAAATCATACAAATAAGCGTCACCATCACTAGAACAATTTTTAACTACGTATACTAAGCTAGTAGCTTCATCATATATTATCATAGAGTTTACTGTTACAAAGCTATACCATGTGCTATCGTCTATTTTATTTTCTGATAAATCTCTTATCTGCGAACCATCATAAAAATACAAACCTTGTTTATTTACCCACACTATACCATATTGAGTTTTAGCAACTGCACCATGAAACTCTATACCCATATAGTTTTTACTATCTTCTAAAAACCAATTAGCATCACTAGGACTAGATATGTTTATAATATCTAAACTATACTGTTTATACGCTAGTATTCTATCTGCAAAAGACTCTATAGCTGTATAGTAGTCAGCATCACCTTTAGCAGCTTCTATTGTATTAAAAGAAGGAAATGTGTCAAACCTATTTGGCATAGAATACATAATTCTATCAGGATAATTTTTAACAGTTGCTGTAGATTTGTTAGTTCCCGAATCTTCATCTTTCATTGTTACATTACATATAAATACTCTATTGTTAGCTACAGTAGAATCTTTCCAAAACTCACCTTGATCACCTAATGCGTTACTAAATATACTAGATGCAAATCCATTGATAGTTTCATAAGTGATAAATCCAAAGTCTTTTACTTCAAAATTTGCAGAGGCTGTTGCAGTTGGACAATTAAATTGAGAACTACCAGCGTCATGCCAAGGTGTATAATTATCAGAAAAATTAGTCCTACATCCTTTTGTTAAATCAATATCTATAAGCATTATGTATTCATCATCAGAACCGACTTCTCTTACATATATTCTACCACCTGATATTCTAGGGTCGTAAGGAGATTTAGCTGATACATTTAAAGATAATGCTTTAAAATTATTAGCATCAGATATTGTATGGGTATTTGTGTATGCAAAAGGCAAAGATTCTTGATTTTTATCATAAATAAAAGTTGACGCAAATTCATAAACACCCGAAGGTATTAATCCCTCAACATCTGTATGAGATATAACATTTAATTCAAATCCAGTACCAGCCGAAGCAGGGTAAGTTGTAAAGTTAGAAGGGGTCGCAGTTGACGCTGAAGTTAAACCATCTTCAGTTGGAGGTAATAACGTATTATCTTTTGCAAAATATCCTAAATAAGAATTATCATCGGTTGTGTTACCTGCTCCATAAAAATGCCTCCTATTTATCCATCCGTACCACTGAACCTTACAATTATTTTTATCAGTAGTATCAAAACATCTAATAGAGTCATCTATTTTATGATATAACACTCTTGAATTTAAACCAGTTGCAGAAGATCTAAGTGTAATACTATCTTGCTCCCAATTTGTACCTGCTGTATTTGTTGAGTAGACATCTATTTTATGTTCATCAGGATGTGCAAGTAATAATATTTTATCACCAGTTCCAAACCCTTTTACTGTAGCCGCCCAATATACTTCGTCAGCTTCAGCAGTAGTACTATCTATAAGTTCATTATCTACTAATAAATTATTTCCACTATGTCCAATAACAGTATATAAACCTTGATTGTCTGAAGATATAGAATCAGCTGGAAATATCGGAGCAGTAATTAACAATCTTGTACCGACTGGATAACTGGTAGTTAAATTAACAGCAGACCCATTATTTTTTAATTGTAAGACCTTATTAAAGCCTTTCCATCCCCAGTTAGCATCATCTTGATCTGAAACAGAAACAGATAAAGTTACACCATCACGAACAAAATCTGTTTCAAAATATCCTAAACCGTAACCAGCTTCTAAATGATCTATATGTGTTGTATTATAAGCAGCTAATAAATTATGAGGAGTTACGTCATCCTTCATATTAAATGCACCGCCAATCGCACCTTGTTTAGTAAAGGTTAGATTAGATACATCTGCAACTTCATTATCTGCTATGTCGGCAGGGTCTTTTAGATTATTCAGTCCCCCT